AGGATTCTCATCACTATCCCAATCCACTTTATTTATCGCTGCGGAGTCTGGAGCCTGCTCCTCTGCAGTTTCCTGCGGAGTAGTAGGTAAGTCCGGAGTTACCTGTTCAACTGGTGGCGAATCAGCTGGGTCTGCTATTACCCCATTTACTGATTCTTCTAAATCGTCAAAAAAATTGGAGTCATCCATCACAGAATTAGCCACTTCATCTAAGAATTGGTCTTCTGTTCTTTCTGAGTTACCTGTGTTTTCTGCCATTTTTCATTCCTTTTTGGTTACTAAAGTTACTCTTGTTCTTTGTCTTTTACAACCTTTTTCTTAACGTCCTCAAAGGACTTTAAATTCACTTTATGTTCTTTAACAGCAAGTTTAGCCTCTCTTGCCGCTTGGTCTAATTGAGCTTTATTAACAGCTACATCTCCCTTCACTCTGGCTTTAGAGTCAAGTACCTGTTTTCTCATATCGTGCTCAGCCTGACGCACTTTATCTTTAATTCCCAATTGAATCATTTGTCTAGTTAGAGTCTCAATAGTACCATCTTTATCTTTAATTTCTTCCTCCAATCCTGATATCTGTCCTTGAAGTTGGGAGTATAATGATTTTCTTTTTGCTATTTGCTCTTTACCTTTAACATCAGTTTCTGCTAAAACTGCAATATCATCAACAACTCCCAGTTGCATTAATTCTTTTAACTCACCTAAGTACGCCCATCTATTAACAGGTAGACTATTTCCAGCTATTACTCTTACATCGAATCTTGCTGATTGATAGTCATTATATTTGCCTATTACTTCTCCGTAATCATTATACATAGGTATATTTATTTCAACCTCTCTTTGTTCTTGTACTGAGCTTGGTTGAACGATTCTAAATACTTTATTTGCTTGGTAAATAAATTGAGCATAATCCCTAACTAACAATCCTACTTGTTTTAATGCAGATTTAACTGATTGTTCCACCCAATTTTTAACTCTTCTAGTTCCATATTCATCATTAGCTAACAAGCCTTTATATGTATCGTGCTGAGCTCCCATATCTCCCTGTTGAGATGAATATATACCAGCTAAATATTCCATATCTCCTTTTCCTTCTTGAACCATCTGAACAAAAGCTGCTGATAGTTGAGCTGGTAAAACTTCTTTAGGAGATTCATATCCATTATTTACTGGTAGTAAAGCTCCGGGGGCAGATGCATATTTCTCCCAATAATCTACATCTACACTCCCGTCAACATACATCCAGCGTAAGGAGGAGCCTAATGATGCGTTATGAACCATCAATTGATGAGCTTTATTTAATTCTTTTTGCTTACCGACGAGAGGACCAACCGCAGACATAGGGAAAGGAGTTCCTGTCCATTTGTAAACAAATGGGACTATAGGGTAGGAATCTCCCGGCAAAATAGATTCTGACAAAAGTTGGTCCCCTACGCAAACAGTATGTCTAATCTTTCTTTCATAATATTTGACAGCAGAGGTTATTTGATTTTTTAAATCCCCTTTCATTAAAATTTTATATTCTTTTTCAGAAACAACTTTTTGCTCAGTTATAGTTGACTGTTCAATCATTTGGTTCATTATCTGAGCTTTTATTTCTTCAAATTTAGTACCAAACTTTTGTTGAGTTTCTTTTGCTAATTTCTCAAATCTAGGCTGAATTATTTCTCCAGACTCCAATGCTTGTCTTAATTTAAGCATTTCCTCTTCGAGTCTAACTTCACCTTCTGATTTTTGCTCTTCGGCTTGTGCAATAGCTTGTTGCTCAATTGCTGCTAATTGCTCTTCGTTTGGCATTATAGTATAAAAGATATTCATATATGGAACTGATATCTTTTCATATAATTCATAATAATCTATTAAAGTCTCATCATCACCAGTTACCGTAAAGTTTTCATCTATATCTTTATATTGGAAATCTCTTTCATCTGCTTTTTGCGTAAATCTATAATGAGATGGATATTGAGAGTGTGCTTTTTCTATTTTTCTCCTAGAGTCTGGGAATTCATTATTTAATTGAGCTCTAGGAACAATTTTGTGAATCATCATAAACGCAGCATCTCGATATAATGGGTCTCTGGATTGGGGGTCAACAAAAACATCAAATGGTTCTAACGACCTTACTTTAACATCCCCCATTCCTTGGTCTGAATTTGGGTCTACATACACTTGCATATACCCAGCTGATTTTGTACACGCATCTTGAATAACTTGATGCATCATTTGCTTTCCGTCACTTATATACCATATGTAGTCAGCTATATCATTGTGTATAGCTGCTATCTTAGAATCGGAACCTTCCATTCCAACTGCTTGCCATCTAGGGTCATTTGCAGTTGCATAGAAGTTTAACATTTCAACTATAGGTATTATCCTATTTATAGTGAATGTTGGTTGGCCATTATCCTCTAATGCTTTCTTCTCTTGATGTGTTAATTGATTATCTAAATAAAAATCGTGACCTTCTTGGTTAACAGCTTCCCATTGCTGTCTAGTCTGCCCATTAATTTTTAGGTATAATTCGTGGATTTGTGCTGGTTTATCTTTCTTTCTTGCCATATTTCCCTATAGTTTAGGCTATAATTTAAACAAGACTATGCAATTATCCAAGACTTTGGTTTAGAATATGTTTTTTTTCTAAACTCTCCATTTACCGCAATATCGTCTTTTGGTAATGTTACATACTTTACAGCGTATGCTAATGCGTCAATTGTATCATCGTGACCCATTCTTGGGCCGAAGGTCAAAATTTCGTGCTGTAAATCAAACATCTCTTTTTTGATATGTACACTACCTATTATAATACGCTGTCCTAACACCTCTTGAATCCTATCTCTTTTAGATTGTCTCGTCCCCGGCTTTTCTTCCCTAAATTGAACAGAAAAATCATTTCTTCTTCTCATTTCAGCTATGAGAGCTTGAAAAATAGGTCTAGACATAGTCGTCTCTTCTATTGTGTGGAGTTTAGGATGGTATATTTGATTATACTCGAATATATAATCAACTATACCTTTCTTAGCATCTCCGGGTATTCCTAGTACCGGTAGGCTTCTTTTACGTATATAGTCAAGAACATATATATTATTATCAGCATCTATAGCTATATACATAAGGACACTAAAGTCAGATTCTCTTCTCTCCGAATCTGTCGCTGGGTCCACTCCGCAATATACATTTACAGGTATATCTTTTCCGTCTATATTTAAAACTCCAACCTC